CATTAGCTTGCCTTCCAAAGTGTTAGAGCCTCGTCAAACGGCATATCGTTTAAGATGCGACGGGTCATACCCGCTTGCTTGTCAATGATCCACTCGCCCTTGGTCACAGTCGGGTGGTACTTGGTCTGGTAAAGAGCGCCCGTGCCCTTCCGTTGATATACAACATGAGACTTAAACTTACGCTTTAACTCACGAACACTGAGAAACTCATTGACCTGATCGGCGCACCAATACTCTAACTGTTGAGCGAAGCCGTCCTCACTCCACTCACTTGGCTCTTTAGGTAACGACTTGAAGTAATCGTGGACCGCCTTCATCGTAACGCGGTAGTCAGCTTTGCACTTCGGGTGGTCATACTCATAGTCACAGCCGCCTTGGCCATCGTTCCCTACAACAGCAACAGGCTTGCCCTCTACATATAACGCCGCTTGAAAGCAGTGGGTCTCGTGACTAGCCCATGATGTGTGCTTGATTGCTTTGAGTTCCAGTTTCATAATATATATCCTTGTGATCTAGTTGAGTTGGTTAATACATACAAAGTATTGTGGGTGGATTGGGGTGTCAAGTGATTTGTTTGCTCGGATCACGGTCCACGGTCCTGATGACAGTGAGTACACTATAGGAGTATTTCACACAGATTTTATTTTTATTTTAAGTTCTCATTTGAATTAGGTGTCATAACTGTCATAACTGTCATCACTACCTTATTTATATACTCCATTCAGCCCCACTTCTGATGACACTTGATGACATTGATGACACTTCTGGGAAGAAAAGCCCTATATAGGACTGACAAGCTGCTACATTCTGCCCGTTGCTAAGGCTCCGCCCTTGGTATAACTTGTTCACAGATAACAATGAGGTCGCCATGCCATCTACCAAGCAAAAGATTGAAGAAGAACACGGTCGAACACTGACCAACAGGCAGACAACTTTCGCACGGTACATAGTCGAGGGGATATACTCGAACGCTGACTGTGCCCGTAAGGCTGGCTATTCTGTGGACGTTGCGGCTAAACAGGCGTCCATCCTGTTAAACGGTCGCGACTACCCCCATGTGCTGGACTACATCAAGGATATGCGTGAGGAGCGGGAGCGCAGGTATGGGGTGACAACCATCGGACAACTTGAACGGCTTCACAAGCTCTCTATTGGGGCCGAGGAGAACAACCAGTTCTCTGCCGCCATCAATGCCGAGAAGATACGTTCCGCGCTTGGTGGTTTGACTATTGATAGGCGAGAAACAATCAACACTATTGACCAACTGTCGCGCGATGAAGTCACGGCTCGACTTGCCAAGTTGCAACAGCAATATCCGCAAGCGTTCATGGTTGATATAACACCGAAGGAAACACCCGATGAGCAAGGGCCCAGAGGCGAACTTTTGGAACACGATCCGCAACAACCTACCGAAGAAGTGCTTCGCGACAAGGATTGAGAACAAGCACGGGGGCGGTGTTCCTGATGTTCATCTTGTCTGGGATGGCATACCGTTTTGGATGGAGCTCAAGGTAAGCAATGCCAACGCCATAAAAGTCTCGCCTCATCAAATCGCTTGGCACATGGCATATTGTGCGCGAGGGGGGCTAAGTTTCTACTTGGTTAGAAGGTCCAAGGAGCGCGATATACTTTTATTTGGGGGTGATCAGGGGCCCATGGTCCTTGATTTGGGGTGCCTTGCGCCCTGCGCCCTTCGTGTGGGCTCTGTACCTGAGTTGTTCTGCGCCCTGCGCCCTTTATTGGTGGATAAATTGTCTTGCGCCCTGCGCCCTGCGCCCTTGCCTTAATGATCTTGCGGCCTGCGCCCTTGTTCGTTCGAATAGGAGTAGTGCTTGTCGGGGTTCGGGTACGAAAAAAGGGCCCGAAGGCCCTTCATTCAGTGTTCTACTATCGCGATTGATTTTGCTAGGCTGGATCCCTTGCACAATTTGCAGGCGGTGCATTGTACGCGGCGCCCTGCTTCCTTGCTTGCGGGGCAAAGCGCCTCGTTAGTCTTGTCTAATTCGCCTAGGTCGGCAATCACACGGAAGGTGCGTCGCCCTGCTTTCCAATGGTCGAGGGCCTCGGCCTTATTGTCCGCGGATTGCATGGCAATATCTGGGCGCCATCCGCTTTGGTGCGAGTACGCGGTGAAGGTATCGGCCTCTGCTAACAGTTGTTCCCAAATAAAAGCAGGAACGGCAGCAGGATCCCCATAGGTGCCGACCCGCACGAACCGTGCGCGGCCTAATGTATTGCGCCCTGCTTTGGTGTTAGCCATGGCGTAAACCCCGCGCAGGAATGATTTGTAAACAATCAAAACGCCTTGCCCTAAGTTAACATAACAGCGCCGACCCTTGGCTTGCTTGCGTTTTGGGTCGTCGTTAACTTCCCCGCGCATGGTACAATCACCACAAATTGAGAAGTCTTCGCCCGTTTTGCTTGCCTCGAGAGGGTTAATATCCGAGCGCAAGATGTAAGTCTGCACAACTGCGCCGGTTTTGGTGTTACGATTGGACCATGTCGCAATTGCAACGATTGGCTTTCCATCCAAGAGGCTAGGCCCGTTGTAGATGATTCCGCTTTTCATTTTGGTTAATCCTTTTGAGTTAATTGAGTAGGTTTATTGTAACGAATTGCGCGCGGAATACAAGTTATATCTTGCGCCCTGCGCCCTTGCTTTTCTTTTTTGCCCTGCGCCCTGCGCCCTGGGTCTTTTTATTCTATTCCCCTGGCGCCAGGCGCGTACGGGAAAAGCCCAGGCGCGGTTAACGCCTGGGCTTAAAAGTAAAAGAAGGGCCGAAGCCCCTCGATTTATTCCCCCAATTCTGTGATGCTAGTAAACTCTCTAACGGCCTCGAGGGCCATCTCACGGCGAACTGTTCTCAAATTTGAGAGCAGCTTACTGTTTGCTCGGTAATGATTACCTACAGGAGTATCGGCCTCGGCCTCAACCGCGCCCTTAACAATCGTTATGATATGATTTAGTTCTCCCAAATCGATATCAATTTTGACTGACATTGAGTGCTCGTTCACGTATGATTTTTTCATGGTGTTAACTTTCTCTAATTGAAGCGCCTCCTCTGGCGTACCTGTAGAATAGGGGAAAACTTGCATGGCGTCAACAAGTTTTATGCGCACCAGGGGAATAAATTATTTTGCCCTGCGCCCTTGACATTTTTTTCCGAGCGAAGCGAGGAACTATTTTGCCCTGCGCCCTTGACATTTTTTGCGAGCGAAGCGAGCAGCGGAGATCCTGCTGCTCGATGCGGTGTTATAGTTTGATGCGGATCTCTCCGTCCAGCCAGCGTTTGGCTAGATGGTTGGGCAGTGTGATCCCGCGCTCTGCCCTAGGTTCTTTTCCTATGTTCACTTGGCATTGCCCTGGAGCAATTTGTTGCGGGTTAGGCCAGTCGCTGGAGATAACCCCAGCGACAAACCACTTGTTCCCCTCGATGTCAGTGACTGTTTTCATTAGTCTTTCCTTCCTTAGTTGAAATTACATAGGACGCCCAGCCCTGGATAAGGCTGGGCACCAATATAATTTTAGTACAGCCACTCATCTGGATGGTCTGATAGTTCCATCATTACCATGGCGCGTTCGGCCATGGCCTGATCAACTACCGGCGCAGTACATGGCCGGTTATTGTTCCAGATACCGCAACCGTTTTTCGCGAACTGTTTGGCTGCCGTTTGGTATGGCACCTGCTTATCCTCGCTATCGTACACGTCGTGCAGTTCATACATGTCGCAAGGTTCGCCGCAATGTGGGCAGTGAATATCTAAGCTCATCCGATGTATCCCTTGATTAGTAGAATGCATATGACGCCGCATATTGCGATGTAGGCTATTAGTATTACTTTGTCTTCGGTAAGCATGGTGTTGTTCCTTTATTGAAGTAATGTCCCCTTGTACACCATGCACAAGGGGGAAACAAGTTTCTTTTAGTGCTCGCTTGGCAAGTAATGCACATGGTATCCGTCTGCCTTGGCCGACCATATCTCGATCTCATCCACTGGAAAATCGGTATAGTCAAAGTCTTGGGATGCGAGAACATTGCCATCGCCGTCATCTATAACAAGCTTGGCACTACCATCTTGTACACTGAGCTTACTGAAATACATGTCATGCTGCTCGGCCATGCCATAGTCGATATGCGAGGCGATAGCGTCGAATAACCAGTAAGCTTGCAGTTCATCGGCCACGAATTTGGCGCCATCGGTTAATGCGCTTTTAGATAGTGGGCTAAACCGATGGTGGTTTAATGATCCCGTGAACTGCGCCACGTCTGATTTGAATTGGTTAAGGTTAATATCTAACATAGTGTTTCCTCTTCTATTTACTGCATTATCGCAGTGGAATGGTGCCTCGTAGTGAGGCACCTAACCACTAGGATACTACAAGCACCTCGCTATCAGTCTCGATCCATACCTTGGCACCACATGCGAGGGGCTTGTCTGGGCTGTAAACTACGCGCGCGGGGCCTGATATGATGGCCTCAAAGCCTTTGCGATTGGCCTTGTAGTCTTTAATTGTAAGGGGCGGGTTGTTCTCGCCAGTCTTGTTGTTGGCGCGAATGATGTGCTGGTTAACGTGGATCTTGGTTTTCATGGTGTTGTTCCTTAGTTGAATGGTGCGGGGCCTAAGCCCCGCGATTAGATTACTTATTCCAGTGAAGGATCTGATCAACGCGGGCCTTAACTGTATACTCGGGCATTGCTCTAGGCTTCAGCGTACCGAAGTTTTCACGAACGGCCATCTCTTTAATCTCGGCACGACGTGCTGTGAAGGCTTTGATCTGCGTGGCCGCGTCGCGGTATTCCTCTTGAAGCTCCGCGGCAAGCTCTACGTTCAGATCAGCTTCGATGCTAATCAGTTCGTTAAGCCCGTCTGCCCTTGGAAAGGCAGCTTGATCGTTAAAAAATACAGTGGCTAAAGATTTTTTCATTTGCTTAGTTCCTTAATTGAATGGAGACCCAATGCCTTCCATACTTAGAAGTATGCTATTATAATTAGAGGAATGTCAACAAGCCCAACCCAATTAAATGCAATTAAATGAAATTAATTCACCTAATTCGCATCTTTTTTCGCGTCCCCTTGGCCTATGGCCAAGGCTTGGGGGTTACTGTGCCGCATCGCGGCCCCTCACATTCTTGCTTTCTTGCACCCCATAGGGGGATTTTTGGGGGATACATTCTATATACTGGTCTATATTACATGGTGTGAC